CTTGGCGCTTTGAGCCGCTTCCTTGCGGCACACCAGCCGCTAGATGCCTGCTGCAAGCCGTCCAAACGCAACAGAGAAATAGTGCTCTGCCATTTCAATTCCCGTGCAGCTGAACCCCTCAGAGGCTGCGGCGACTAGCGTCGTACCGCTGCCCGCGAAAGGATCAATAATGCGTCCACCTTTCTCACAGATGTGTACCAATTGGCGCATCAACGCCGTTGGCTTGCCTGTCAGGTGGTGCTTGTCAACTTTCCGGACTGGCTCTCGGATGACACCTGGCAACACCGGCGCGCGGCGCTGGAGGGGCATCTGGCCCTTGCTGCCCCACACAATGTACTCGGCTTGATTGCGGAAGCGGCCGAGCTGCGGCCGCACGCCTTCGGTTTTGTCCCACACGGTGATTCCGCGCCAGGTGAACCCTGCCAGCTGTAGTGCGTCAGTGGTGAGCGGCAACTGCCGCCAATCGGTGAAAAGCAGTACCGGCGCGCCATCCTTCAGCACGCGCGCGCATTCGGTTAGCCACAGGTGCATCCAGCGCAGGTGGGCACGCTGATCCCGCTCGTCGCCCACGAAATCGGCGTGGCCGCCCTCGCGGCAGTACTTCTTCGATGGCGCCTGGGCCCGGGCCGCAGCGGTCACGCCACCGCTGGCATAGGGTGGGTCAGTGATCAGCGCGTCGAACGATTCGGCTTCGAGCGTGGGCAGGATCTTCAGGGCGTCGCCCTGCAACAGCTGGTTGGTCATGGTGAGAGCCTTCATGGTCGTATCGCTCGCGGCGATCTGAGGTGAGGCTCTCGGCCTTCAGGTGGTTGAGCGTGCCGCAGCGCGGGCACTTGATTTGGAGCTGGTCGAATGCCCCGGCCTTGCACAGCAGCCGGGCACAGTCGCCGCATCGCACGTTCTTTAGCATCGTCGCTTGGTCGTGGTGGGTTACGCCGCCGCTGCCGGCGGCTGGTAGGGTTGGAACGCGATGACTTCTTCGCCGAGCCAGTCGTTGACCTTGAGCATGCGCGCCTGCAAGGGTTCGAGCTCGTTGGCTGCCCACACCGCCGCGGCGTCGCGGATGCTGCCAAAGCCGCCGGCGTTCTGCGGCACGATGCCCAGCAGCTGCGGCGGCACGCGCAAGGCCGCCATCATGTCGTCGCGGGTGATGCCCTTGATGCCGGTGAACTCGTCCTTCGCCGCCACCTCGCTGACCGGGATCAGCTTGATGCCGTCCTTGGTTCCGCCCGGCGCATGCACGAACAGGTTGCGGAAGTTTCCGGGGCCCTTGGCGCTCTTCAGTGCCGCGCGCAGTGCATCAACGTCTTCCTGCGTCTGCGTGGTGTCGGTCATATACAGGATGAACCCGGCGTGGGAGCCGTTGTTGTAGTACTTGCGGCGGAACAGCGTCGCCGACTCGTTCAGCAGCGCCGACTGCGTGGCACTGAGCCACTCCGGCAGGCCGTAGATCTCCTGATCAATGTCGGCCTCGCGTAGCTGGAAGACACTGTTCGGCTCGAAGGCGTGTTCCTGCCCCCAGGCCTGGACCTGGTAGAACTCGCCTTCCACCACACCACGTCGCATGTACTTGGCCAGGGGCGCGCGCAGCGCCAGGGTGTTGCCCAGGCGGGCGCGGCGCCGCTCCACATAGCCGGTACCGAAGGTGAGCCAGTCCAGCGCCAGTTGCTCAAAGGCTTCGCGCGAAAGCAGCCGATGCGGCACGAAGGTGCGCGCCAGCATGTTGCGCTTGAAGATCAACCCGGAAGCCAGGTAAGGGTTCGAGCGCGTGGTGCGCGCCAAACCTTCGAGCGACACCGGCGGCTCGTACCAGCGTCCGTTCTGCCAGCACTGTAGGTAGTCGTAGATGCCGCGCTGGTCGAGCACGGGCGTCGGATCTCCGAAGGTGAAGGCTTCGATGCCGGGCGGCGGCGCGGCCGCGGCAACTGGCGCGGTAGCGGGGGTAGTCATCAGCAGATCTCCATCTTGCCGGTGGCGGCCATGCGCCCTTCCAGCGGTTCGTTGTGCAGGGCGTGGAACAGCGCCCAGGCCAGGTCACCGTGTCCGGTTTCCTCAGTGCGCCCGGCGGTGTAGGTGTACTGGCGGCCACTGGCCGTCATGGTCTTGCGAATCGACATAAGCGCCTGCGCAAGGTCCGTCCAGCCGGCGTCGAACTCCAGCCGGCCGTTGTGGATCACGTCGAATGCCTTCAACACCAGCCGCGTCTTGACCTCGGGCGAGTAGCTGAAGGTGGTCACGGCGGGGAAGAACTGCTTGACCAGCTGCGCCACACCGGTGCCCATGCCGGTGGTATCGATGCCGATGTAGGTCACCCAGTACCGCTGGGTGATCTTGCGGATGAACTCGGCCTGCTCGGCGAACTTCATGCCACGGAACTGGTGCCGCTCCAGCACGCGAAACTTGCCGCCCTCCACCAGCGGCGGTGCCACCACGACCAGGCCGGCCGTGTCTCCGCTCTCGGCCGGGTCGTAGCCGATCCACACGGCGCGATCGCCGTAGGGGCGCTGGGCAAAGGGCTTGTACTCCCCGCCCCACTCCACCCAGCTGTCGATCATGCACGGCTGCAGCACCGCCAGCGGAAAGATGCTCGCGCCGTCGTCCACGAACTCGCACATCAGCAGGTTGGCGAAGGCCTCCGCGCTGTACTCCTCGCGCAGCTCCTCCACGTCGAACAGCTCACAACCGCGGCGCGCCGCGTCCATGATCGTGACGATCTGGCGCCAGACGCGGTCTTCGCACGCCCGGCCGCGCGCCAGCGCGTCGTGGCTAACATCAAGCTTGATCCGCTCGCTGGCGGGCCGGCCACGGTTGCGGCGCTCGCCCGTCCAGAACGAATAGGCCTCATGGGCCATGCTGGACGGGGTGCTGAAGTAGGTCTTGCGATACTTCTTCTGCATCGCCATGCCGCTGGCGACCTTGTTCAGCTCATCAAAGCCGTAGGTCCAGAAGAACTCGTCAAAGTAGAAGTTGCCGTGGTAGCCCTGGGCCGTGCGCGCATTGGTGCCCAGGAAGAACAGCTCGGCGCCGTTGGCCAGAACGATCCCGTTGTCGCCGCCGGATAGCTTCTCGTCAAGGACTTCGCGCACGAAGGCCTGCATGTAGCCGCGGAAGATGTGCGCCTGGGCCTTGGAGGCGGACAGGAAGATCTGATTGCGTCCGGTGGTGAGCGCATCGATCAGCGCCTCCCGGGCGAAGTAGAAGGTGGCGCCGATTTGGCGCGACTTCAGGATGGCGCGGGTGCGTTGGTTGCCGGCGCGGTGCCAATCGCGCTGGTAATCAAAGCAGCCTTCCTGGAAGGCGTCGACCAGCTTTTCGACCTGCTCTTCGGAGAAGTCGTTGCGACGCTGCGCCTTGCGCGGGCCCGCATTGCGGTTGGCTACGTTGGGATTGAGGTCGCCCTCGTTGCCGCCACCCTGGTAACGCTGGATGCGTGCCTGTCGCTCCAACTGCCGGTGCAGTAGGTCGATTTCCTTGTAATCGCCGCCGGTCTTTTCCGGCTTCATGATCAGGATCGTCAGGCGCGCTTCCAGCGCGCCGCCGATCCGTTCGATGTTGTCAGCGCGGTCCCACTCGTCACGCGCCTTCCAGCTGTGTATCGTCTTCTCCTTCTCGCCGGTTGCCTCGGCGATCTCGCACACCCGCCAGCCCATCCAGTACAGGAACTTGGCCTGCCGGCGAGGATCGAGGGGAAGCTTTTCGGCAACGGCGGTCATGTTGAATAGGCTGACTTCCGCCCCGCCATCTCAGTAGTTCACACGCACGTAACCGCCTGACTTACAAGGCGGCTTCGTTGCTGCGCGTTTCGCGCGACTCGACCATGGACCCATCACCTCAACAACGCGCCCAGCGCGGGGGATCCATGAAGAAGAAGTTCAAGTCCAACTGGTTCCGCGTGGCCGTCGAAGGCGCCACCACCGACGGCCGTGCCATCGAACGCAAGCAGATCGAGGACATGGCGGCCACCTACAGCCAGGACACCTACGGCGCCCGGGTGTGGATGGAGCACTACCGCAGCATGCTGCCGGACTCGCCCTTCCGCGCCTACGGCGACGTGACTGCGCTCAAGGCCGAGGAAGTGACCATCGCCGGCGAGAAGAAGCTGGCGCTGTTCGCGCAGATCGCCCCGACCAACGACCTGATCAAGATCGTCAATGGGCTCAAGCAGAAGATCTTCACCAGCATCGAGATCACGCCGAAGTTCGCCGACTCGGGCCGCGCCTACCTGACCGGGCTGGCGGTGACCGATTCGCCGGCGAGCCTGGGCACTTCGATTCTAGCGTTCGCGGCGCAGAACCCCGAGGCGAATCCGCTGGCCGATCGCAAGCAGGCCAAGGACAACCTCTTCACCGTCGCCGCCGAGACCAACCTGGAATTCACGGCTGAAGACGACACCCCGCCGCCGGGCGCCAAGCTGCTTTCGCGGATCCGCAAGCTGTTGGGCACCGAACCCGAGGCCAAGTCGGAACCGGAGAGCGATACCGACTTCTCCGCGATCGGCGAGATCGTCACCGAGCTGGCACAGGGCCAGGTCGACCAGGGCGTGCAGTTCGCCGCACTGACCAAAGCCCAATCCATTGCCGACACGGCGCTGGCCAAGCTGACCGAGGAATTCAACGCCCTGCGCACCCAGCTTTCCCAGCAGGCTGATCCGGCCCAGCCCACGCGCCCGGCCGTCACCGGCAACGACGCCACCCTCCTCACCGACTGCTGACCGGCTCCGCGCCGGCCGTACCCGCACGCCCGTTTCCCTCTCTTTCGGAGCACCCATGCGTAACGACACCCGCCTGAAGTTCAACCACCTGATGGAGCAGATCGCCAAGATCAATGGCGTGGGCTCGGCAGCCGTCTCCTTCTCGGTCGATCCGACCACCCAGCAGAAGCTGGAAACCCGCATGCAGGAGTCCAGCGACTTCCTGGGCAAGGTCAACGTGATCGGCGTTGATGAGCTGACCGGCGAGAAGGTGGGCGTCGGCGTATCCAGCACGATCGCCAGCCGCACCGACACCAGCGGCGCCGGCGTGCGTCAGCCGCGCAACGTGGCTTCGCTGGACAGCAACAAGTACCTGTGCCAGCACACCGACTTCGATACGGCCATTCCCTACGCCCTGCTGGATGCCTGGGCCAAGTTCCCGGAGTTCCAGACCAAGATCCGCGACGCGATCATCCAGCGCCAGGCGCTTGATCGCATCATGGTCGGCTTCAATGGCACCAGCGCCGCCGCCAACACCAACCGCGATACCAACCCGCTGCTGCAGGATGTCAACAAGGGCTGGCTGCAGCAGTATCGCGAGAACGCCCCGCAGCGTGTGCTGGCCACGGGCAAGACCGCAGGCAAGGTGGTGATCGGCGCCGACGGCGACTACGCCAACCTCGATGCCCTGGTGTACGACGTCGTCAGCAACCTGATCGACCCGTGGCACCGCCGCGACCCGGGCCTGGTGGTGATCCTCGGCCGCGACCTGATGCACGACAAGTACTTCCCGCTGGTGAACAAGGATCAGCCGGCCACCGAGAAGCTGGCCACCGATCTGATCCTCAGCCAGAAGCGCGTGGGCGGCCTGCAGGCGGCCGAGGTGCCGTACGTGCCGGACGGCGCGCTGCTGGTCACCTCGCTGTCGAACCTGTCGCTGTACTACCAGCTGGGCGGCCGCCGCCGCTACATCAAGGAGGCCCCGGAGAAGAACCGCATCGAGAACTACGAGTCGTCCAACGACGCCTACGTGGTCGAGGACTACGGCTTGGGCTGCGTGGTCGAAAAGATCGAGTTCGCGGCCTGATCGCCATGGCCGACTCTCCCGCCAAGCGCCACCACAGCCGCGTACTCGCGGCTCTGGAGGCCGAGAAGCGCGCCCCCGGTCAACTGATGGCCGGGGCCACCTCCTATGAAGCGCAGATGGCCGAGCTGCACTCGGATCGGCTGCACCTGAAGCAAGTGCAGAGCGAGGAAGGCAAGGCCGTGCTGAAGCGCCAGCTGCTGCCGAAGTACGACGCGTATCTGGACGGCGTGCTGCAGGCCGATTCTGGCGCCCAGGACGACATCGTCACCAACGCGATGGTTTGGCACATCGATGCCGGCAGCTACCAGCGCGGTCTGCAGCTGGCCGGCTACGTGCTGCGCCACAACCTCAAGCTGCCTGACCGGTTCCAGCGCACCACTGGGTGCCTGGTCGCCGAGGAGATCGCCGAGGCTGCCTTCAAGGTGCAGCGTGGCGGTGAGCAGTTCGACCTGGGCGTGGTCGCCCAGGCCATCGACCTGACTGCCGAGCACGATATGCCCGATGAGGTGCGCGCCAAGCTGCTGCTGGTGCAGGGCCGGGGCCTCATGGCAACGATCGGCGATGAGCCTGCGCCGGATCAGCACCTGGCCGCGTTGGTCGCCGTACAGAGCCTCCAGCGCGCCATCCAGCTGCACAGCGCGTGCGGCGGCAAGAAGGATCTGGAGCGCGCCGAGCGCGTCCTGAAGAAGTTCGGCGCCGAGCAGACGGACAGCAACACGTCCGAAGGCGAAGGCGCGTAACCGAGCGTCCCCGCGACCCGGCCGGCTCGGGGCTGATCCACAGCGTCTCTCTTCCGCTGTGGTGAAGCCCCGACCACCGGCCACTTTTTCGAGTGCCCCATGAGCGGTTTCATCGCCAACGCCAGTCCCACCAACGCGGCCACCATCGCCAACGCCCTGTTCTGGCCGGAGGTCGATCTCGACACGGTCCGCAAGCGCATGCGCCTGGACGGCAGCGTCACCGACGATCGGCTGCGCGAAGCCACCGTGGCGGCCATGTGGTTCGTCAACGATGCGCTGGCCACCTGGCGCGCGGGCCAACAGGCGGCCGGCTACGACTCGCTGGACGAAGTCCCGGGCCCGTCGATCGGCGGCGTGCCGCGCGGCGTTGCGCTGTACATGCGGGCGATTCATTGCGCGGTCGGGGCCGAGCTGGCCGAGCGCTACCGCTCGTTTGATGCCACCGACAGCGCCAACCAGCGCGCCGATGACCTGACCCCATCGATCACCGAACTGCGCCGCGACCTTGCCTGGGCGTTGAGCGATCTGCAGGCCCGCCCGCGCACCACGGTGGAGCTGATCTGATGCGGGTCTACGCACAGCAGGGCGACACGGTGGATCTGCTGTGCTGGCGCCATCTGGGCAGCACCACCGGCCTGGTCGAGAAGACCCTCGAACTCAACCCTGGCCTCGCTCAGCTCGGCCTGGTGCTGCCACACGGCACCGCCGTAGATCTGCCCGAAGTCTCCTCCACCACCAACGCGGCGGCAGTGGCCACCGTGCAGCTATGGGACTGACCTGATGACCGAACCCACCTCCGTATCGAGCGGCATTGTGATCGCCACCGGCGTGGGCATTGCTTCCATCCTTCCCGGCATCGATGGCGACGCGCTGATCGGTGCCTTCGCTGGTGCCACGTTGTTCGTGGTGTCGGCCGCCAAGCTGCCGCTGTGGTTGCGCCTGGTGTACCTGGCCATCAGCGTGATCGCGGGCTACCAGGGCGCCCCCGAGGCCTTGCGTTGGCTCCCACTCAAGTCCACCGGCGTGGCCGCCTTCCTGTGCGCGGCCTGCGCCATCACGTTGACCTTGGCCCTGATCGAGCGCGCCAAGGCCATCGACTTGTCCTCGATCATCCGCCGTGGAGGTCCGCCCAGTGCATAGCCTGGTCACCATCCTGACGCTGGTGGCGTGCGTCGCCATCTGCGTGCGCCTGCTCACCTATCACCGTCCAGCCGACGCGCGGCACCGCCATGGCGCCAGCTGGTGCGCGTGGCTGCTGATCGCCAGCACCGGCGGCCAGGCGCTGCACATCCTCCTCGCCGGCGCCGCCGCCCAGGTCACCGCCTGGAACCTGGGTGTGCTGATCGTCCTCGCCGTCCTGACCTACCGCGCTCGCGGCAACGTCGCCCGCCTCATGAGGTTCAACTGATGCTGTTCACCGCCGATGAACTGGCCCGGATCATGCGCTGCCCGGCGGCGCGCGCCGTCCGCTGGCACCCGCACCTGGTCACCGCTGCCGGCCGCTTTGGGATCTCAACCCGCCGACGAGCCGCGCACTGGCTGGCGCAGGTGGGACACGAAAGCCTCAGCCTCTCGCGCGTGGAGGAGAGCCTTAGCTACAGCCGCGAGCGGTTGCTTGAGGTCTTCGGCAATGAGGTCTCGCCGGCGCAGGCCGGTCGCTTCGTGCATAACCCCGCTGCATTGGGCAACCACGTCTACGCCTTCCAGAACGGCAATGGCAGCGAGGCCAGCGGCGACGGCTTCCTGTTCCGCGGCCGCGGTCCAATGCAACACACCGGCCGCGGCAACTACCGCCACATGGGCAAGCTGATCGGCTTGCCCCTGGAAGAGCAGCCCGCGCTGCTGATCGAGCTGGAGGCCGGCGCGCTGGCAGCGGCCGCCTTCTGGCAGGACGTGGGCTGCAACCAGCTGGCTGACACGAGCGATGTGCTCGGCGTTGGCCGCAAGATCAACCTCGGCACGCTGCGCACCACGCGCCTGCCCAACGGCCACGCAGACCGCGTTGCGCGCACCAAGCTGGCGCTCCAAGTGCTGGAGGTGCGTTGATGCCCTCCCCTCGCGTAATCGCCCTGATCATCGTCCTGGTGCTGCTGGCGGCCATCGGCTATGGCGCCGTGTGGCAGGAGCACCGGATCAACGTCGCGCAGCAGGAGCGTGACAACGCGCAGGCCCAGCTGCGGGACGCCCGGGCCATCGCCGGCAGCGCGAAGATCACCACCCAAGTGGTGACGCAGTACGTCGATCGCGTGCAGGTCGTGCGCGAGGTCGGCGCCACCATCACCAAAGAGGTTCCTGTCTATGTCACTGCGAGAGCTGACGCTGCTTGCCCTGTCCCTGTCGGCTTTGTGCGGCTGCACGACGCAGCCGCCGAAGGCCATGTTCCCGAGCCGACCGCCGGAGATCCTGATGCGCCAGCCCCAGGGCTTGCGCTCTCTGCCGTCGCCGACACCGTCGCCGACAACTACACCACCTGCCACGCCAACGCCGAGCAGCTGATCGCCCTGCAGGCCTGGGTGCGGCAACACTCGCCGCCGGAGCCTTCGCCGTGAGGAAGCCGGCCGCACTGCGCGCGCACCTGGTGGCCGCCATGCCCGACCTGGCGCGTGATGCCGACCGCCTGCTGGTATTCGTGGATGCCGGCTCGATCGTGTCCACCTTTGCGCCCGGCGAATCGTTCCAGTACAGCTACACGCTGAACCTCATCGTCACCGACATGGCCGAGGATCCGGACCGGTTGATGCTCCGCTTGTCGGAGTGGATCCGCATCGAGCAACCGGATCTGATGGCCAACCCCGCCCGGCGCGAGGAGATCCGCTTCGAGGTGGATGTGCTGGCCAACGACAAGTTCGACGTGTCCATCAAGTTTCCGGCAACGGAACGGGTCATCGTTACGCGGGACGAAGAAGGCAAGGCGCAGTTCGCCAACCCACCCGAGCCCCAGATCGCGGCCGACTGGATCCCCACCGGTGGATGACCTGGCCGCCCTTGAGGCCTGGGCCGCGCCGCTGCTGCGCCGCCTTGAGCCTGGCGAGCGCCGCCGCCTGGCGCGCACTGTGGGCACCGCCCTACGCCGCTCGCAGACGCAGCGCATCGCCCGTCAGCAGAATCCCGATGGAACGCCCTATGCGCCGCGCAAGCAGCAGCTGCGCAGCAAGACCGGGCGCATCCGGCGGCTGAAGATGTTCGTCAAGTTGCGGCAGGCCAAGTACTTCAAAGTCACGGCCACTGACCAGGCGGTATCGGTGGGTTTCACTGGCCGCGTCGGGCGCATCGCCCGCGTGCACCAGGAGGGCATGATGGATTCGGTTCGCCCAGGTGGACCCCGCACGCGGTACGAGGAGCGCGTTCTGATCGGGTTTACCGCTGCTGACCGGGAGCTGGTCAAGCAGCTGTTGCTCACTCATCTGACTTGAGGCGCGCATCAGTGGCGCGCATGCGACAGACGGGACCGGCTCGACGGCATCCGCTGGCACAGTGGGAATATTCCCTACACGCTGCGAGTCATTCCCCGACAACTGCTACGTCACTGCGACTGCTACAGTTCCGCGCGAAACCGAACATGGAGTTCGGTACAGGGGACACCATGTCTGTAAACACTGTTGCCGCGCCGTCAGCCGCTCCGAAGGCCGCGTGGATTTGCCTGGCCATCGCGTGGGTTTGCTTTGTCCTGCCCATCCCAGGTATCGGCCTCTTCGTCGGTTGGCCGCTCAACCTGGTGGCCTTCATTCTTGCCATCGTCGCCATGGCCAAGCGCGGCACCACCGCCGGCCTGTGGCAGTTGCTGGCATCGCTCATCGTGTCGCCGGTCGTCTACCTCATCGGCCTGGGAATCATGGCCGGCGTCGGCGGAATGGCGGCTCAGAACGCCAGCACGAACGCAGCAGCCCGCCAGCCGGCAGCAGCAGCGACCACTGCCGAGGTTGCGACTACCCAGCAGCAGCCCATTGAAGTTGGCGCGCGCCAGCTCCACGCGGCCTATGGCGCGAACGAAGTTGCCGCCGATCAACAGTTCAAGGGCAAGCCGCTGCTGGTAACCGGTACGGTGGAAGCTATTGATTCGGGCTTCGGCGACGAACCCGACGTTCGCCTGTCCGCCGGCGACTTCGCCTTCGTTCTCGTCAAGGGCCTGCCTGCATCGAAGGCGGCCACCTTGTCGAAGGGACAGCAGCTCAAGGTGTTGTGCACCGGCGGCGGCGAGGTGATTGGATCACCTGTTCTTGAGGATTGCGCCGTCCAGTAAGGCAGCGGTGCCGCCTACCAGCCGGCAATCTTGAACGCTGAAGGCCGAAGAGGGCACCCGAAGGGGTGCCCTTTTTTGTAGCCGTGCTTGCAACGTGCCGCCCACGACAGCCGGCGAAGTGAATGGAGCGAGGCTAAGGCGGTCGCCCCGATTCCCTTTGCCATGGCCTCTTTCACTGCGGTTGACCTGTCCAAGCTGCAGGCGCCAGACCTCATCGATGAGCTGGACTTCGAGGCCATCTTCGCCCAGGCGATGACCCAGCTTGTCAACCTGATTCCAGAGTTCACCGCGCTGGTGGAGTCCGACCCGGTCTACAAACTGGTGCAGCTGTTCTGCGCGCGAGAACTGGCACTTCGCCAGACCATCAACGACAAGGCGCGCCAGTGCATGCTGGCTTTCGCAACCGGCACCAACCTGGATCACATCGGCGCGCTGTTCGGCGTCACCCGTCTGACGCTGGATCCTGGCAACGCTGACCAGGGCATTGCGCCGACGCTGGAGCCCGACGTGGACCTGCGCCGCCGCATCCAGCTCGCGCCGGAAGGCTTCAGCGTGGCCGGGCCGGAGGGCGCCTACATCTTCCACGCACTGAGCGCGCACCCCGACGTGCTCGACGCCAGTGCAACCAGCCCGACGCCGGGCGATGTCGTGGTGACCATTCTCTCGCGGCAGGGCGACGGTGCTGCCGGCGCCGCGGTGATCGAGGCGGTGACCAATGCGCTGCGCGACGACGATGTGCGCCCGCTCACGGATGCTGTGACGGTGCAGAGCGCGCAGATAGTGCCCTTCGAGATCCACGCTCGGGTGTATACGTTTGCCGGCCCGGACTCGGCAGTCGTGATGGCCGAAGCCATGCGCCGCCTCAATGCCTATCTGGCCGAATCCCACCGCATCGGCCGCGACGTGCCCGAATCGGCGATCAAGGCGATGCTGTTTGCAGACGGCGTGCAGCGCGTGGAGCTGGACGCGCCGGCCGGCGACGTGGTCATCAGCCGCACCCAGGCGCCGTTCTGCACGCTGATCGACGTGGAGCACGCCGGCGTCGATGAATAACGGCCTGCCGCCCAATTCCACTGCGCTTGAGCTGGCACTGGCTGCGCTCACCACGCGCCTGGAGGCCATCCCTACGCCGCTGCCCGACCTGTGGGACGCCGACGCCTGTCCGGCCGACCAACTGCCGTGGATGGCCTGGACGCTCTCCCTGGACGACTGGCAGCCCACGTGGAGCGAGCCGGTCAAGCGCCAGCGCGTGCGCAGCGCCATTGCGATCCAGCGGCGCAAGGGAACGGCCAACAGCGTGCGCATGGTGGTGCAGTCCTTTGGCGGGGCGGTGGCCATCCGCGAGTGGTGGCAGACCGAGCCGCGCGGGCTGCCGCACACCTTCGATCTGTCGTTGACCCTCACCGGTGCCGACGGCCAGACCGCCAGCGCCCGTTTCGTCAACGAGGTCATTGCCGAGGTCGAGCGCACCAAGCCTGTGCGATCCCACTTCACCTTCACTCAAGGCTTCCAAGCAGAGGCGCGCGTGGGCGTGTTGGCCGTCGCACGGCCAGCGGTCTACCGCCGCCTGCTGATGGAAGCCCAATAACTGGACCTGCCCATGCCCGGACTGAAGCTCCAAGTCACCAACGCCGGCCGCGCTGCCCTGGTCAACGCGCCCAACACGGGCACCAATGCCGTGCTCGTCAGCCACGTCGGCGTCGCCACCGCACCGTTCACCGTGTCGGCCGCGCTCACCACTCTTCCGAGCGAGCTGAAGCGCCTGGCGACGGTGGGCGGCACCATTGCCGCCGATGACACCATCCATGTCTCCGTGCGCGACGAGTCCACGTCCGCCTACGACTGTTACGGCTTCGGGCTCTACCTGGCGGACGGGACGCTGTTCGCCGTCTACAGCCAACCCGAGCTGCTGCTCGGCAAGGCGGCCGGCGCGATGATGCTGCTGGCGCTGGACGCAGTGTTCGCCGATATCGACGTGCAGCAGATCACCTTCGGTGCAACCAACTTTATCGATCCGGCGGCCACCACGGAGCTGCCGGGCGTGGTGGAGCTGGCAACGGAGACCGAAGCTACCGAGGGCACCGACAAAATCCGCGCGATCACCGCGTGGCTGTTGAAGAAAGTGCTCGATGCCCGGCTCGGTGCTGCGGCGCCGTCGAATTTCGTGAAGTCGCTGCTGGGTCTGGGCACCGCGGCGCTGTTCCGCGCAGCGCTGGAGCTGAAGGGCGCCGCACTGAAGGATGAGGGGGCCAACAACGGCCTGGACGCGGACAAGCTCGATGGCCAGCACGGCGCCTGGTACCGCGAGTGGGCCAACCTGACCGGCGTTCCTTCTACCGCGATTTCCTGGCCGACCTGGGATCAGGTGCAACTCAAGCCGGCGACCTTCCCGCCCTCTCCGCACCCGCACCCGGAGTACGTCGCCAAGTCCGGCGACACGATGACGGGATCGCTGTATGCCCCGGCATTCTGGGCGAAGGCTGCGAACGGCATGATCGTGCTGCGCGATAGTGGCAGCGGCGCTCCCGCTATTGACGCGGTGAACGCCAACAATTCGGCTTTTGCGACCATGTTTTTTACTGCAACGGGGTACTCCTTCCGTGGCGGAGTCGCAAACTTTGATGCCGGCGTCAGCACCTCCGGCACCGTACTCGGGGACGCGGCAGGCTCGGGAGCTGTCGCGGCATTCCAGATTGGCAACGACTCCGCGCTGTGGGATATCAACGTCGGTAATGCGGCTGGACTTCGTGGCCTCGGCAACCCCGCCTTAGGCGCCCTGTACTTCGGCAACGGCAACCAGGTGTATTACGGCACGTCTGGGTCTACGCCGACAATTTCGGGCAACGGCGTCCAGAACCAGCACCAAACCAACGTGGCTGGTGGCGGCCCGCATTACCAGTATTGGGACAGCCAGCACATCGCCTATTACAAGCGAGCCGGTGTCTACGGGTTCTATTGGCGCAAGAACAACACCGGCTCGCCGAACGGGCCCGGCGAAGTCGAGCTGATGAACCTCAGCGACGCCGGCAAGCTCTGGACCCTAAGCGGCTATGGCTGGGGCTCCTCGCGCAAGCTCAAGGACATTATCGGCGCCTCACCCTACGGTCTGACTGAGGTTGAGCAAATGTCCGTCCATCTTGGCCGCTACAAGCCTGCCTACAACCCCGATGGGCGTGTGCGGTTGTTTCTGGACGCAGAGCAGCTGCTGGAAATGATGCCCGAGACCGTAGATGCAGAAGGCGTCGCGTTCAACGGGGAGCAAGTCCCCGGCGTGCAGTTCGACCAGCTTTTGCCCGTTGCATTTAACGCCATCAAGCAGCTCTCCCACATCGTGCGCGACCTCCAGGCTGAAGTAGCTGAGCTGCGCACCATTCACTGAACCAAGCGAGGATTCCATGGACACCAACTCCCGCATCCGCAATCTAGCGCCCGGCGTCGATGTTGAACGCATCGCTGTCGAGTCGCACTTCTTCTACGACCCACTGACCGGCAACGCCAACGTGGTGTTTCAGGGTATGGAGTTCCTGATTCTTGATGGCGCGGTCAACAAGATGCTCGACGGGCGCGAGCCACTGACCACGACTTCGGATGAGATCGCCGTGCGCCAATTTGCGGCCGGGCTCTCGGACCCGGTGACCGGCCAGGATCTGTCCAACATCAGCGCTGCCGGCATCGTGATCTACCTCAAGGCGGTCTACGACACCTTGCACAACGAGCGCGCTGCAGCCGAAGCCGCCGCGCAGGCCACGTGGCAAGCCACCGTGCCGACGGCGCCGGGAACCGGCCAGGAGTAAGCCATGCCCAGCGGCTACGCCAATCCTGCCGGCACGGACCTTGACGACGTCTTCGACGCCTACGTGCAGGGCGACAAGGCGATCGCCACGGGCTACTACACCAGCGACGGCAACGACCTCAACCAGCGGTACGCGCCGCTGATCTTCGGCACAAAGGCCGCCGACGTCGGCTATTCCGACAACTCCGGGACCGACGTGAGCAACCGTTTTGCCGCCAAAGGCACGGCGCAGTACAGCCTGGCGTTCCACGGCAAGTCCTATTACACCGGCCGCGAGGCACTAACCAATCAGCAAGGCAACATCTCGGCCATAGTGACGTTCGGACTCAGTCCCGACGGCAGCTGGTCGATTGGCGCTGACACGGGCAGTCCAGTCACGGGCACTTGGTTGCCTGCAGGTCGCGCGGCCTCCGAGTACAGCGTGCAGCTGGTCGCCAGTGGAATGAGCAGGGCAGTCTTCGGCACAACGGCGCCGTCCTATGTCAGCTGTTCGGTGGCGCAGTCCTGCAGCGTAACGGCCACCGTGCGCGCCGCCAGCGTTGACCAGATCGATGAAACGGTGACTGTCACCGTTCACCTGCGCGACAGTGCTGGGGTGGTCAGCACGTCAACGTTCAATGCCCGTGTGTTTGCTCATGGTTGGGTGTAGCGCCAGCGTAGCGCTCCGCCCTACACGATGACTTGCGTGCTCGCTCGCACGCGCGCGAGGACCATGGACACATGGCCTCGCCCGACCACGCCCGCAACCTCTCCAACCTGATCCGCCTCGGCACCATTGCCGAGGTGGATCTGCAGGCGCGCCTGTGTCGCGTCCAGTCCGGCGAGCTGCAGACCGACTTCCTGCCGTGGCTGGTGCCGGCCGCCGGCGCCCTGATCGTTTGGGCAGCGCCGACCGTGGGCGAGCAAGTCCTGGTCCTGTCGCCGGACGGGGAGACCATGGGCGGCGTGGTGCTACGCGGGCTCTACTCCGATGCCTTTCCGGCGCCCGGCACCGGCGCCGACCTGACCCTGGTGCAGTTCGGTGACGGCGCGGTGGTCAGCTACGACGCCGCTGCGCACCAACTGCTGGCCACCCTGCCCGCCGGTGGCAAGGCCGAGGTCACCGCCGACGGCGGCGTCACCATCAATGGCCCGCTCACCGTCAACGGCGAGACGGTGATCAATGGCAAGACCACGGTCAACGACGACGCGCATATCACCGGCACAGCCACGGCCGACACCGACGTGCTCGGCGGCGGCATCAGCCTGAAGAACCACAAGACCACTGGCGTCACGCCTGGCACGGGCTTGTCGAGCGTGCCGGCATGAGGGGCATGGACGCGACCACCGGCAAGTGGATTGAGAGCGATGCGCACCTGGCCCAGTCGATCGCGCAGATCCTCACCACGCCGCTGAGTACGCGCGTGCAGCGTCGCGACTTCGGCTCGCTACTGCCGGAGCTGATCGACCAACCGTTCAACGACGCCACCCGCGTGCGTCTGTATGGCGCCACGGCCACCGCGCTGCAGCGCTGGGAACCACGGCTGGCGCTCAAGCGCGTGGGCCTGGTGCGCGGCGAGGTGCCCGGTTCCTTCGTGCTGACCATCGAAGGTCAGCGCACCGACGTTGCGCCGGCCAACGCGCACACCCGCCTGACCATTCCCCTCCGCTTCCGCTCGTCCTGACCGAGGAATCTGCATGCCCACCACCACTTACCACCATGGCGTTCGCGTTGTCGAAGTCAGCGCCGGTACCCGCGCCATCCGCACCGTCGCTACCGCTGTCCTCGGCCTGGTCGCCACTGCCACCGATGCCGACCCGCTTGTCTTCCCGCTCAACAAAGCCGTGCTGATCACCGATGTGCTCGGTGCCATTGAGAAGGCCGGCGTGGACGGCACCCTGCGCAAGGCACTGCAGGGCATCGCCAGCCAGTGCAACCCCGTCGCCGTCGTCGTGCGCGTGGCCGAAGGCGCCGATGAGGCGGCCACCACCACCAACGTCATCGGTGAGGCGGCCTCCAGCGGCTACACCGGCGTGCAGGCGCTACTCGCCGCCCAGGCACAGCTGGGCGTGCGTCCGCGCATCCTCGGCGCCCCCGGCCTGGATACCCAACCGGTGGTGGTGGCACTGGCGGCCGTGGCCAAGAAGCTGCGCGCAATGGTCTACGCTCGCGCCGTGGGCGATAGCACCACCGAAGTGATCACCTACCGGGGCCAGTTCTCCGACCGCGAGATCATGCTGATCTGGCCGGACTTCACCAGCTGGGACACTACCGCCAGCGCCACGGCTGAGATCTACGCCACCGCCTGCGCGATGGGCCTGCGGGCGCAGATCGACCAGCAGCAGGGCTGGCACAAGAGCCTGTCCAACGTTGCCGTGGGCGGCGTAACGGGTATCTCGCACGACGTGCACTGGGATCTGCAGAACCCCAACACCGATGCCGGCGTGCTCAACGAAGGCGACGTCACCACGTTGATCAATTTCAACGGCTATCGCTTCTGGGGCTCGCGCACCTGCGCCGAGGACACCAACTTCGAGTTCGAGACCGCCACGCGCACCGCGCAGATTCTGGCTGACACCATCGCCGAAGGCGTGGCTTTCTACGTGGACAAGCCGATGCATCCCTCGCTGGTCAAAGACCTGCTGGAGACCATCAACGGGAAGTTCCGAGACCTCAAGGCGGGCGGCTACATCATCGACGCAGAGGCGTACTACGACGCCACGCAGAACAGCTCCCAGACGCTGTCGTTGGGCGAACTGCAGATCAACTACGACTACACCCCGGTGCCGCCGCTGGAGAACCTGCAGCTCAACCAGAAGATCACCAGCAGCTACCTGGACGACTTCGCCGACCGCATCACCGCCTAACGGCCGCGGCGCGCCCAACCAGGCGCGCCCCCGCCCTTGCCCTAATCCACGGAGAACGAAATGGCTCTGCCCAAGAAGCTCAAGCACTTCAATATGTTCGGCGACGGCGTCAGCTGGCTCGGTCAAGCGGTCGAGATCAAGCTGCCGGTGCTCTCGCGCAAGATGGAGGAATACCGCGCCGCCGGCATGAACGGCCCTATCAGTCTGGACTTCGGCCAGGAAGCCCTGGAGCTGGAAACCAAATTCGGCGGCCCGATGCGCGATGTGCTCAACCAGTACGGCGTCACCACCCACAACGGCGTGATGTTGCGCTTTGCCGGTAGCTACCAGACCGAAGACACCGCGCAGGTCGATGCGGTGGAGGTGATCGTGCGCGGTCGCCACAAAGAGATCGACATGGGCACGGCCAAGAGCGGTGACGACACCGAGTTCACCGTTAAGTCGGCGCTGAGCTACTACAAGCTGACCATCAACGGCGTAACGGTGATTGAGATCGACTTCATCGGCATGAAGGAAATCGTCAACGGCGTCGATCGCCTGGCCGAACACCGCGCCGCCATCGGTGCATAGGCCGCCGCCGGCACGCAACCCACCGGCCCGGGTCGATCCCGGGCCCCACATTTCCGCGAGAGAGCACCCTATGTCCGCCAAGACCCCGATCTTTTCCAACCCCGTCGCGCTCGAAGAGCCCATCGTTCGCGGCGAGCAGACCATCGACAGCGTGCAGGTGCGCAAGCCCGGCGCCGGCGAGCTGCGCGGCACCAAGCTGACCGACCTGCTGCAGATGGACGTGGCCGCACTGCAGCTGGTGCTTCCGCGCGTGACGCAGCCCATGTTGACCGGGCCGGACATTGCCAAGCTCGAACCGGCCGATCTGCTCGCGCTGGGAGGCGAGCTGGTCAATTTTTTGTTGCCGAGGTCGGAGCGGGCGATCGCCTCCCCGACTGCGTAGAAGATGCGATGGCCGATATCGCGGTCATCTTTCACTGGCCACCGTCCGCCATGGACGACTGGTCAATCCAAGAACTGGCGGCGTGGCGCGAACGTGCCCGCCTCCGTAGCGGAGCCGAGTGATGCTACAGTCCGCCCATGGCCATCATCGCCACATTGGTTGCCCTCGCCATCCTCGTCAGCATCGTGCTGGCAGCCATCGCCCTGGGCGGGCTGTTCTCGCGCGGCGCACGCAGGATGTTCGGCACCCGCGACTGACCCATGAGGCCGCCTGATGGCGGCCTCCGACAATCTGCGCCTGCAGGTCATCCTGTCGGCCGTCGATCGAGTCACCGGTCCCTTCAAAAAGATCATGAGCGGCAGCAAGGGCGTGGCCGGCGCCCTGCGCCAGCAACGTGATGCCCTGCGCCAGCTCAACGCCCAGCAGCGCGACGTGGGCGCCTATCGCGAGCAGGTAGGCCTGGCGCGCCAGGCCAAGGCCGCGATGGATAGCCAGCGCCAGGCCGTGCGAACGCTGGCCCAGCAGCTTAAGGCGACCGACGCTCCTAGCCAGAAGCTGACGGCCGACTTTGACCGCGCGGTGCGCGTGGCGCGCGAGCTGAAGGTGGCCCACGGCCAACAGGAAGCGGCGCTTCAGCGCGTGCGCACGCGCCTGGAAGCGGCCGGCGTCAGCACGCGAGACCTGGTGTCCCATGAGCGCCGCCTGCGCACCGAGATCACCGCCACCACCTCGGCGATGCAGGCAAGCCAGGCGCGGCTGGCCAAGCTCGATGCGGCCCAGCGCCGCGCCGGCAAGATGCACAGCGCCGGTATGTCCGCTGCAGCACACGGTGCCGGTGCCCTGTTCGTTGGCCAGCGCGCTCTGCGCGCCGAGGCGTTGCCCGTTGGCCAGGCCATGGAGTTTGAGTCGGCCATGGCCGATGTGCGCAAGGTGGTCAATTTCGACACCCCGCAGCAGTTCAAGCAGATGGGCACGGACATCGAGAACCTGTCGATGCGCTTGCCGCTGCTGCCCACGGAGATCGCGCAGATCGTCGCCGCCGCCGGCCAGGCCAATATCCCTCGCCAGGAGCTGGTCCGCTTCGCTGAGGACGCTGCGAAGATGGCGGTGGCCTTCGACAGCACCGCCGAGGAATCGGGCCAGACCATGGCCACCTGGCGCACCGCCTTCCGCATGACTCAGGACGGCGTCACCGGCCTGGCCGACAAGATCAACTACCTGGGCAACACCGGCCCGGCCAACGTCAACAAGATCACCGACGTGGTCAACCGAATTGGCGCGCTGGGCGAGGTCGCCGGCCTGCAGTCCGGGCCGCTGGCCGCGCTCGGTGCCACCGTCGCCGGCATGGGCATCGAGTCGGAAGTCTCGGCGACCGGCATCAAGAACCTGCTGTTGACGCTGGCATCGGGCGATGCGGCCACCAAGCGGCAACGCCAAGCGTTCGAGGATCTAGGCCTGGATGCCGGCAAGATGGCCAAGCTGATGCAGAGCGATGCCAACGGCGCGATCCTCAAGGTGCTGCAAAGCCTGCGCAAGCTGCCCAAGGCCTCGCAGGCGGCGACGATGACCCAGCTGTTCGGGCGCGAATCGATCGGTGCGATCGCACCGCTGCTGACCAACCTGGAGCTGCTGGAGACCAACTTCCGCAAGGTCAGTGACGCCCAGATCTACGGCGGCTCGATGGCGGCCGAATACGCCTCGCGCGTGGCCACCTCTACCAACGCGCTGCAGCTGGCCAAGAACACGGCTGTGGTGCTGTCGCAGTCGATCGGCGCCACGCTCCTGCCGGACTTCAACGCCCTGGCGCGGCGCGTGGCCGGCGTCGTGGTGCAGATGACCGAGTGGATCCGTGCCAACCCGGAGTTGGTGGCCACGCTCGCCAAGCTGGTGGTCGGCGGCACAGCGCTGGTCACGGTACTGGGCGGCTTGCTCATCGCCGGCGGCACTGCGGCGATGGCGATCTCGCAGATCCACAACGCCGTGGCGCTACTGAGCGGCGGCCAAGGGCTCGGTGGCCTGTTCGGCCAGGTAATGAGCCTGGCCGGCCGCGCGTTCCCGATGCTGCTCAACGTGGGCCGGGCGTTGCTGCCGCTGCTGGGCGGCATCAGCTTGCCAGTGCTGGCCATCGGCGCGGCGGTGGCCGTTGTCGCCGCCCTGGTGTGGAAGTACTGGGGGCCGATCAAGGCGTTCATGGCTGGCATTTGGCAGGGCCTGCAGGACGCCTTCGGCCCGGTCCTGGCTGAGCTGCGCACGGCGCTGGCGCCGCTGGCGCCGCTGTGGGACACGATCTCCGGGGCGATGGGCAAGGCTTGGGAGTGGGTCAAGCAGCTGTTCGCCCCTTTCCAAGCCACCAGCGAGCAGCTGCAGGGCGCCACCGACGCCGGCCGCGGCTTCGGTCAGATCCTCGGCTCGGTGCTGGTGGTGCAACTGCAGCTGGCGGTGAAGGCCATCGGCTGGCTCGTCAACGCCTTCGTGGCCGTCCTGCCGACGATCAAGGCCGTGCTCGGCGGTGTTTGGCAGTACGTGCAAGGCATCTGGTCGCTGATCGTGGGCGTCTTCACCCTCAATGGTGACCGGATCCGCGAGGGCCTGGGCCAGCTGTGGAACGGCATCAACGGCATTCTCGGTGGCTGGCCAGCGCGCCTGCTGCAGGCCGGCGTGGCGATGATCGATGGTTTGGTCAACGGCATCCGGTCGCGCATCGGCGCCGCCGGCGCGGCCATCGCCGGCGTCGGCAGCACCGTGATCGGCCAGTTCAAGTCACTGCTCGGCATTCATAGCCCCTCGCGCGTGTTCGCCCAACTCGGCGGCTACACGATCGAAGGCCTCACCCAGGGTGTGCAGCGCGCACAGGGCGGGCCTGTGGCCGCCGTGGCGGCCATCGGCGCGCGCATGGCGGCCGCAGGCGCAGGTGCGGCGCTGATGGCGTCTACGGGGCCTGCAATGGCCGTAGACACGCGTCCACCGCTGACCGCGCCCGCTCGCGCTGCGGCCGCACCCGCGGCCGGTGACCACATCGAGATCCACCTGCACGCCGCGCCCGGCATGGATGAGAAGGCGCTCATCGCGATGATGCGGCGCGAACTGGATGCCCTCTCGCGCGAGAAGGCTGCCCGGCAGCGCTCGGGCCTGCGCGACAACGACCACTGAGGCACCTCGCAATGATGATGAGCTACGGCACCTTCGTGTTCTCCCTTCCGACCCTGGCCTACCAGGAGCTGCAGCGGCAGCAGACCTGGCGCTTCGCCGCCAGCGAGCGTGTGGGCGCGCGCGCAGCGCTGCAGTACCTGGGCGAAGGCGAGGACACCATCGAGCTGTCCGGCCTGCTGGCGCCGGAGCTGACCGGCACGCGCGACTCGCTCGATACCCTGCGCGAGCTGGCGCTTGATGGCCAGGCGCTGCCATTGGTCGATGGCGCCGGCGTGGTCTACGGCAACTACGTGTTGACCAATCTGCGCGAGACCAACTCCATCTTCTTCGCCGATGGCACGCCGCGCCGCATCGAGTTCTCGATCTCCCTGCGCCGCGAGGACAGCACGCCGCAGCCAGGGGCTACGGCATGACGGCCGTCCCCGCATGGCGCGTGGTGCTCGATGGCCAGGATCTGACTGACCGGATCGCGCCACGGCTGATCGATCTGACTTTGACCGAAGATCGCAGCGGTGAGGCTGACCAGCTGGACCTTCGCCTGCACGACCACGACGGCAAGATGGCGCTGCCGCGCCGGGGCGTCACCTTGGCCGTGGCCATCGGCTGGAAGGACAGCGGCCTGGTCGACAAGGGCACCTTTGAGGTGGACGAGGTCGAGTACAGCGGCTCGCCGGATGTGATCTGTATCCGGGCCCGAAGCGCCAACCTCACGCAAAGTCTGCGCAATCGCCGCGAGCGCAGTTGGCATGCCACGACGCTGGGTGAAGTGGTGCGCGCGATCGCCGGCGAACACGGGCTGACCGCGCGTGTGGCCGACAAGCTTGCCGGCGTAGCGCTGCCGCATCTGGACCAGGCAAACGAGAGCGACGCAAATCTGCTCACGCGCCTGGGAAAGCGATTCGACGCCACTGCCACGGTCAAGAATGGCACGCTGATCTTCGGGCCCATCGGCACCGGTAAGACGGCAAGCGGCAAGGAGCTGTCCACCTTCCTCCTCACCCGCCGCGACGGTGACCAGCATCGCTACAGCGTGGCCGATCGCGAGGCCTATAGCGGCGTGCGCGCCTACTGGAACGACAAGAAGGGCGCGCGGCGCAAGTCCGTGCTGGTTGGCAAGGATGACAATGCCAAGTCGCTACGCGAGACCTACGACAGCGAGAAGTCCGCGCGCGAACACGCCGCCGCCGAATTCAAGCGCGTACGGCGTGGCGAGGCCAAGTTCGACTTCACGCTGGCGCTGGGCCGCGCCGACCTGACGCCGGAGACCATCGTGCAGGTGCGAGGCTTGAAGCCCGAGATCGACAGCCAACGATGGCTGGTGGCCAAGGCGAGCCACACCGTCATGGGATCGAACGGCTTCATTACGGCGTTGGAGCTGGAAACAGCCATAGATTGATTGCCTGTATATCCCCCTGGCGCCTCGGGCATCATTGCCGATGGCGGCCCGCGTGCAGTCGCGAACCCTGCCGGCCCCGTGCGGCCCATGTGGTGGCGCGCCGGGGCTGCTTCCGCAATCTGAACGCTGAACATTCCTTCGCCAGTTCGGGGAAATATAGCTAGACAACCCCCGGAGGCCGGAGGTATGTTTCGCGCGTCGCCGCTCAATCGGCGACCGGGTTTGACAGCCCGTATTGGACGCGGCGAAAGCCGCTTGGAGCATGCTCGGCGGCTTTTTTCATGCCTGCGCGTCGTCTCGTCTATGGGCGGCCGGGCGGGGAGGTCGCAAGGCCTGCCGGTGCGTCCATCGGTCTGTCAACCTCGTCCGGTCGTCCACCTCGTTTGACAGCGAGGTGGGCGTTCAATCCTCTGAATGGACGCCACGATATGACACACGAATCACCCGCCGCCGCGCAGGCGCGCGACATCGCCTATTACTTCGGCCAGGTAGCCGATACCTTGGAGTGGGACCGCGACGCCTGGATGGCGCTGTCTGTGAAGCTCAGCGTCATGGGCAAGCCCGCTTCCTCTCTTACCCTCGCCGACGTGGCGGCCGCGATCGCCGCCGTCAATGCCGAGGCGGAAGGTGGTGCAGCTTGAGCCCCGCTGCTGCCGGCCTACCGCATAACTCCACTAAGGCAGGCTCCGGCATTCGCTATACGCTGATGGAGGATGACTACAGCCGGCTGCATCAAGCATGGGAAGTCTTGGACATGCTCTCGATGCTGAGCGAAGGCATGGGCACGGCGATTTCACTCGACCACGTAGCGGCTGTGTCCGGTTACGCCGCGCGGGACTTGAATGCGGCGCTTGCGAACCTCGTGCGTTCTACCCCCTCTCCATGATCACCGGCAGGGCATGGACGCCCTGCCCTACTCATAGAAGAACTCCTTGTATCGTCGCTTGAATTCGGTCCATAGGCCGGGGACGCGGACTTCACTCAATGGCGGGCGCCGCAGATCCAGCTCGGCTATCGCAATCGCGTTGTCATGGTGATGGCGTCGCATGACGGCAAAATTGCGACGCAGCCAGCTGCTCATCTGTGCGAACGTGACTGCTGCCAGCATGCCGAAGATCACCACGAACAAGGCCAGCACGTCCGACGTTGAGGCATCTTGACCGGCAATGCCGTAGCTCGCTTTCGCTGTGAGCTGGGCCTCGAGCACGAACACCATCACACCGAACGCAAGGCGCGCCGCCCGCTCGTTGGATGCCTTGTTCGACTTCCCCGCCTGGGCGGCCAGTTCTTCGTCGTCCAGAAGGTTGACCGGAACTCT